ACCGACGCAACGCATATCGAAATCTATCCGAAACCGATTGCAGCAGACGACACCAACCTAACCACTCTGGAAGCAGCTTATGCGAATATAGATACGCAGACCCTAAATGCTGCAACCATTACTCGCTTGAACGTGGATGCAACCAATAAGACCAATATCTTTTTCGATGAATCGGCGGTAATGGTACTTGGCGGCAATATCCCGGCAGATCGTTTCAGTGAATTTGCCGGTATGAAAGTCTTGAGCGAAACCATGGAAAACGGTCTTGTACTGTATATGGTTTACGATGGCGATATTGAAACCATGACGTTTCGGTGGAGATTGTTCGTATGGTATGGCGTGACCATCTGCAATCCAAGTGCCTGTGGTTGTGCTGTTACATACTAAACAATAACAACAACTTAAACCACTTGACATCTTCTTGTATTTGTAACATAATGGTAATACCATTAAAAACAAGGAGGTGTCAAGATGGAACTAACACAGAAAGAAGTAAAAGAAATCTTCTATTATGAAAACGGTGAGTTGTTTTGGAGAGAGACAGGTTCAGGGCGTATTCGTGAAAAAGCAGGATGCCAGCATAAACGTGATAAGTATATTGTTATCTATGTGCGTGGCAGACAATATCAGGCACATAGGTTGATTTGGCTTTATCATCATGGATATTTACCAGAACCAGAAATTGACCACATAAACAGAAACCGTACAGATAATAGAATAGAAAATCTCAGACAAGTTTCAGTTGTCTGTAATCAAAGGAATCGAGGAAATCCTCAAAATAATTGTTCTGGCATAAAAGGTGTTTGGCAAGAGAAAAAAAGTCAAATATGGCGAGCAGGAATACGAGTTAATGGAAAACAATGTGTTTTGGGAAGTTTTCAATATAAATACGAAGCAGTCCTTGCCCGTCTTGCTGCCGAACAGTGTTTAAATTGGGAAGGTTGCGACTCTTCAAGTCCGGCTTACCGTTACGCAAAGAAACATAAATTAATCCTTCATTGAACAAAGGAGAACAACATGAGTAGAATAGCACGACTTTTAAATCTGTATCACCAGCAGGATTCAGATGCAACTGAAGACCTGACCACAACCGTTGCCGCGGATGTACTTGTAATCCCGGTTACACATCTCTATGTAGCCAAGACTACAGGCGGCGATGCTGAAGCTCTTACTTTGGCAAACGGTGTCCCTGGTCAGGTTTTAGTTGTTAACCTTACAACCGATGGTGGCGGCGCGGGAACTATTACGCCGTCAACGGCGACAGGTTGGGCAACCGCTGTACTTGACGAAGCTGGCGATACTTTTACATTTTATTATGTAGATGACACTACCGGCTGGATTATTCTCGGTGCAATTGGTGTTGCGGCTGTTCCGGTAATTTCAGTTTAATTTCTACCTTTCAGAACAAAGGAGAACAACAATGAGTAGAAGAGATTTTTTTCATACTGGATTAAATGTATCCAGAAGTGATTTAAAACGGATGAAAAATGCAACTTCATTCGTTATCCCCGAAGGTGATGAATATTACGTTAATGTTAACGCCACTCAGAATGGTAACGGACTTTCCGAAGATACGCCATTCACAACCATAACCGAGGCTCTTACAAAGGCAACAGGGCGAAACGATGTTATCAATGTAGCACCTGGTGATTATGACGAAGGTGCTGTGTTAAACATTACCACACAGGGTTTAACAATTCGTAGTTGGAACCCTGCCGGTGATGTGCAGAACAGGGCAATGATATATGATGGCTCAAGCGCTGGCTATCATCTAATGACGATCAATGCACACGAAGTAACCATTGACGGTATTGCATTTTCAGCTTGTGCTGATACATACGATGCAATTAGGGTGGCAACTACAGCAGCGGCATATAAGGTCACACTCAAGAATATCAGATTTGACGGATGGTCTGGCGAATATGGTGTTTATGTGGGTGATACTTACGACGCGCCTGACCTGGTAATTGAAGACTGTTTGTTTCGTTCATGGAATACAGCCTGTATCAGAACCAATACTACCAGGGCAATGATTCGTCGTAATAATATGCTACTGGTTGCCAGTAAAGCAGGTATTGTTCATGTACCTAATGGCGGCAACCGTCCTGATACAACCATAGAAGATAATAATATATATGGTGTTAACAGTTCTGATACTGGCATTTCACTAAGCAATACGCCTACGGAATCAACACTTAATATTACCGGCAACCGAGTAATAAACTGTGCAACTCCAATAACTCTTTCTAAATACACATCATGGTATGAAGGAAACTATTGGGGTCGTGAAGATTGGCGTTATCATCCAGGCGATGGCAGAGAAGCAGCAATTGCAAGAGGCGCAGATGGTAATATATTCTATGTAGACTTGAATATAGCAACCACAGGGCTTGACGGTAGATGTTGGGCTTCTGCATTTGCAACTGTTGCTGCCGGTCTTGCTGCTGCCGATACCGATGTGGGATCTAACCGGAACTGGGCAAGGCGTAATACAGTTTATGTGATTGGTGACGGTATTACCGAGACTCTTGTGCTTGCGGCAGAAAAAACAGACCTTGTAGGACTTGGAACTGATGTAAGTTCATTCCCGAAAATTACCGGAAACTTTACAATTGGTACTGCTGTTCCAGGATTCAGGATTTTCAATATGGGTTTTGTTCCTACAACTACAGCACCAATTATCACTTTCCCGAGTGGTATGCATGGTTGGGAACTTCACAATGTGCATCTTTACAAAACCGATACTCTTTTAAATTCAGCAAGTATTCTTTCTACCGATAGCCGTGATTTTGTTATGAAAGACACCTATCTGTATACGGCAATTGACGGCACTAAAAACACCATCGGCTTGAATATTGCCGGGACCACAAACGGAATGGGCAGGGCGCTTATAGATAACTGCTTTATTGCCGGTGTGGAAGCGTTTAATGTGGTCGATACTTCTGCATTTATTGAAGGTGCTGTTTGTAAGAATACCACTTTTTACGCAACTAATCTTTGCATAGATGAAAACAGTGATTCAATGGCGTTCATTGATAACAGACTCATTACTGCTGCCAATTCAGGCAGTGGTGCTGGTTCCGGCATTGTGGATTGGAATGCAGCATTAGTATGTGGAAATGAGGCAACGTCAGGCGATCATAACGGGCCGCTTCCTGTCTTGAGTGGTCATGCCTAAGAGGTGAATCCATGGATTTAGTCAGAAGGGATGAAAAAGTAATACCTGCTACATTGACCGGAAATATATGTTTGAACCTTGCAAGTAGAACTAAAATCAGGATTCAAACAAAAATACCAGATGGTGAATGGACTGACCAACTTGCAGAACAAGTCCCTGATGATGAATCATGGTGTTTTAACATTGTAATAAGTGGAACAGTAGAATAGGAGGGGGAATTTGCCCCCTCCTAACTGGAGGTAAAATGGCAGTAATATTATTTAAAAAAGGCACAGGTACATCACAAAAGTTCAATGAATTTGGTTTTGAATATTCTTTAGAAAACGGCTGGTGCCTGACTAAAGAGGAAGCATTAGCAGATAAGCCAAAAGAAAGGCCACCTGAAGCAATGTCACCTGATACCGAAATTATAGAAATACCGGGACAGGTGGATGACCCAAAGAATGACGAAACAGAAATTCGTCAACGTGCCAAAGAAAAAGGTATTCGTAACTGGCACAACATGAAACTTGAAAATCTGGTGAAGAAACTTGACGACCAAAGTTGATATTATAAACAATGCATATTCACAGTTACGGATTTCAGGGTTAACCGTTAATCCTACCAATGAAGACCTTGAAGTTGCACTTGACAGACTTGAGTCAATGGCCGCTGAATTTGAAGATCGTAATATATGTGTGAACTATGCATTTGAAGATACACCAGACTTAAACACACCGCATAATATAGAAAGAAAGTTTTGGTATTCATTAGAGTCACTTCTTGCTTTACGGTTAATGCCTGACTTTGGCAAAGGCCAGCAGCCGGATCCACTTCTCATTTCAGCAGCACAAACAGGATATTCTTTCCTTTCTGCTAATACTGCAAAATTAAGAGAGATTCAACATCCTGCCCGACAGCCTGTTGGTTCTAAAAACAGATGGGCAAGACCTACTTTCGGTAAATTCTATCAACCTGTTGCTGAGGCACCTATAAGTTGTAAAACAATAACCATGTATATTGACGATGTTGAAGATTTTGTAGAGCATTACGATGCATGGTTAAACGATGGAGAGGTAATAAGTTCATATACAATCGAAGCAGATACCGGGTTAACTGTTTCAGGCGATACAATTTCAGATAGTGAAACGGATATTGAATACACTGTTACGGCAACTGGTATAGATGATTCAACAGACTCACCACTTTTGAGAATAAAGATTGTTGTCACATCAGATGCAAGTAGGATTTTAACAAGGATTATCAATTTTGAACTTAAATCCTCTGAATTATGAAAGAGACAATTAATCTTATAAAAGGTGATAAAATCGGTGTTGAAACCGATTACCGTGATGCATTGCCTGTTAATATGTATGCGGTTAAACATGATATTTTAGGTGCTAAAGGATATATGATTGCATATCCTGGTTTAACTCAATTCGCACCAGGAAGCGGCGCAGACAGGGGAGCAAATTACAACGAACGGCATCAAAGACATTACAGATTATCTGGTACTCAATTAATTTCAGTTGATCCTTCTGGAAATTCAACAGAATTAGGCGAAATAACAGGATCATCTCAAGCCAGGATGATTGATTTATATAGTTTCAACACTCAAGGAATAATAGCGGACGGTAATTTTTTCCTTTGTGATTCAGGCGGTACGTTAAGTCAAGTAACTGATGCTGATTTAGGCACACCGATTGATGGCGTATGGATAGATGGATATTATTTTCTAACCGATGGAGAATATGTCTATCATACAGATATTGACGATGAAACAGCAATTGATCCATTAAAATTTGCAACGGCAGAATTTATGCCAGATCCATCTTTAGGTGTATCGAAAACCGCTGATAATAAAGTAATCGTATGGGGTAGATATTCAGCGGAATATTTTGTTGATATTGCACAAGATAATTTTGCATTTCAACGAGTAGAAACAAGAGCGCAGAAGATTGGCATAGTCGCTACTCATGCAAAATGTGAGTCAGAAGGATTTTTTTATATAACTGGCGGATATAGGGATAGTTCGGTAGGCGTATATATTGTTCAAATTGGTTCTTCTATAAAAATATCGACGCGTGAAGTTGATAAGATACTTGCACAATACAGTGAACCAGAATTATCTGATATGCGAATGGAAACACGTACCGAGAATGATGTAACTTTTATTCTTATTCACCTGCCTAATGAAACTTTATGCTTTAACGCGTCAATTGCTAAAGTATTTGGTAATGAATTTGCCTGGAGTTTACTTAAATCAGGATTGACAGGAACGGCAAATTACAGGGGAATAAATGGTGTATTTGATTCACGGAACGGTAAATGGCTTTACGGTGATAAGACAAGTGTTAACATAGCAGAACTTGATAATACTAAATTCACTCAATTCGGTACTATTCAGGAATGGGTATTATATACACCATTGCTTAATCTTGAAACAACGTCAGTAGACGAAATTGAAGCAGAAACAATACCAGGACATACCACTACCAATGATGCTACAGTAGCTATTTCTATTACTTTTGACGGTATTCATTATGGTACTGAATGGTTCAAAATGTACGGACTTCCTTCTAATTACAGTACACG